ATAGTTAATATCTGGTTTTATATTATAATAATCAGTAACATAAAACGGATCTTTATCGATATCTTCGCTTATAAAATATTGAGCTTGGAATCTATCGGGTATTTGATTTGTTAAAGATTTATCAGTAAAATTATATGTACTTCCTATTACAATATTATCATTTGATGGATATATAAAATAATCATCATTAACATTTACATCTCTAATTTTTGTCAATGAATAATCAGAATTTACTGTATATATAGATCGTTTATTAGTGGTATATGTACTATTATCAGGATTAGCCCATACTAACTGATATTCATCCGAATTAGTTGGAAACCTTGGTGTTATTGGTGTTCTTCCTTCAGAAAAATAAATTAATTCTTGGCGCATTTGTGTAACTAGTACATCAGGAAGATACCCAGCTTTTGAAGAACTATGATAAATTCTATTTTCTGGGTATAATTCTTGATTAATTGCTAATTTAGTATCCGCTGAGTCAGATGGTGTTCTTTTTACTGTAGTATCTGAATATGATTCATAGGCTGTTCCTCTGTTAAAATAACATCGTAAAACAGTTTCCTGTTGATCGTTTGGGTCAACTGTAAGCTGTATAGTAAACGAGTCTGACGGGCTTACTGTTATATAGGTATTAGTAGCACCAGATAATATTTCCCATTGAACATTTAAAATTCTAGTTGACGGGACTTCAGATGATGAGCTATACATTGATGTAATACCGTCAGATGAAGCAGTGCAGTTTACATATATAAGAGTATTACAAATAGTTGTGTAATCGCTTGAAATTATCGGCTCAACTACCAAATAGTTGTAAGGTTGATTTAACGGTTTTGATATCTGTACAGTTGACGTACATGTATGCCCATAAACATTAGTATCATTATACATAACAGCATTAGTAGTAACAGAACCGCCATTAAATTCTTCACCAATATCCAAATTATATTCAGTTTGTAATATTTGGTATTCTTTATCAGTTACATCAACGTCTTGGGTTAATTTATCAGAATGTAAGAAATAGTGATGTTTTCCTATCATTTCGGGAATAAGAAACTGAATATCTATTATAATATATGCTGTGCCTCTAGAATCATATTGTACTACATCTTCAAATATAATAATACCATCTTCATTTCCATCTTGCGGATATTTAACATCTGGGGTGTTTACTTCTAATATCCATTCAAAATATTTACGTATCCACCATAGTTTAGGATGAAATAGAGTTCCATCAAAAATGATTTCGTTATTTCCTAAATCTACTAAACCTGTTTCTCCATCATACACAACACCATAGTGATTTATCTTAGTATTGCTCATAGAATACTCCTTTTTTGTTTATTTTATGCTGCAAAAATAGCACAAAAACTCGCACTATAATCTGTTTAAAACGCATTTATAGCGCATTTACTTTGTGTTGTGTGTTTTTATATGTTGTAAATTTTGTTTTAATTCACTAATTTCTACTGATAGGATTCTAACCATTTCTCTAAGTTCGTTTAATTCTTTTTCGTGGTTTAAACTCACTAAACCTTTATTGGACATATATTCAATATTATCAATATCAGGATTATATCTTACAGTTCCTACATCAGCTGTTTTTGAATTGGATTTAACTACTAAACCAGAATTTGTTATTTTGTTAGAATTAAAAAAGATTTCATTTGGTGATGTTAATTTAAGAGCTCTATCATCTTGGAGTTCAATGGTATTAATAAATGTTCTGAATGAACCTTTTAAAGTTATTTTCTTTGAATGCAAGAAATCAATTTTTGATTCACTGAACGTAATTAACTCAGACGATTTAACTACTCCTTTTGAAATAGTAATAGAACCTATCGTTATTGAATCAGATAATAGTGATGTAGATGTTAATGATTTAGTAATACAAGAATTTGTATTAATAGATTCTATAAAATCGATTTTTGCATTTTCTACTTTTATAGTACTAGATTCAATATTATCAGTGCTTAATTTTTTATCAGTAAATCTAAGAACACTTGTCTTTGCTTTAAGACAAATACCATCATCAAAAGAAATAAAATGATCAGGATGAACATTGAATGTTATCTTATCAAAATAAACAGTTCCTGGTATTTTAGTATTGTTATTTGGCTCAAACATAATTTTATTAATTCTTTTGGTTTCTAAGTCAGGAATAACAATAGTATTATTTCTAACATCAAAAATAATCTCACCCTTTTCAGAGAGTGTTAAAGAATTATTAGTCTTTATGATTTTTGTTGTGCCAAAGTATATAGCATTTGAGTGAATTTCTGATACTTTAAGAGGTAGATTAACATTAAATTTATCATCAATTTTAATAAAAGAAAGCAGCTGATCGCTGCTTTCTATGTTTGTATGTGAGTCCATAAATAACTTCCATAAAAGGCATTCTATAGAAATATTTATCGATTTATATTAAGATTTTTGATTAACAATTATTTATCTTGGCCATTCGGGTATATCTAGGACTTTATTAGCAAAACTGGATAAAGTGGGAAGTTTTATGTTTGGCCAACCTGTTGTGGTTGGCCATCTAGCTAATAATAAACTATCGTTTTTTAGAAGAGCTTTTTCTTCATCTGTTACAAATTCATCTTTATACGTTGCAGCAGGCATAAGAAACATATCAATTTGACTCCTGAGATTATTTCTTATAGTTGTTGCAACTTCTTTGGGATCGTCTTCTGGAAGAATAAATTTAAATGTATCATTTACTACATCCCAATACAAATAATCAATTGCAAAAACATTACTAAGTTCTTTAATAAATTCGTTATTTGCTGGTGTAATTTTTGTTGCAGATAATTTAATACATTTTAAATCAGAATTAAAAAGATAAAACATAATAAGTCCTTAAAATTAATAATATCTAGCGTAAATTGCTTGAGCGCCGCGTACTTGAACATAATCACCCGCAGCAAAAGGCATAGCAAATGAACAATACCCTTGACCGTATTTATCTCTTCCTGATGTCAATAAAACTTGGTGGCCGTTTAAATAACCAGTTACTGTTGTGTTGCGAGATGACATAATATATAGAACACCACTTTTGCTAACAGTCTGATCACCACCCCATCCGTTAAGCCCGCCAAGTTTTGAACTAGACATTAAATTTTCTAATAGCGTTCCTTTGTAGTACGTATTAGTATTTAATCTTACAGTTTTATCAGATGCGATATGCATAGCATTAACACCATCGTTTCTAAAAACCAAATTACCACCATACGCTGAATTCGTTTGGCCTTCGTAGAACATACCACTATCGCCGTTATCTTCAAATGCGTGACCGCATGTTGCGCCATCACCATTTGGAGCTCCACTATTTGCTCGAAACATCGCTGCTCGAATTTTATTCGTTGCAAATACATAGGTACTAGTTAGAGCGTTATTAGCATGAACATCACCAGTACTTACTATATACCCACCAGTAACGCTGCCACTAGTTGAAATATTCCCTGATGCTGTAATAGATGAAGATGTTGAGATTGAACCAGTTGTTAATGATGCACTTTGCAAAGAACCAGATATAGTTAACACGCCAGATACATGAACTGTTGAGCTTTGTAATTGCAATGTTGAAGAATCAGTAGCGATAATTCTAGACGTAAAGTCAGAAGAACTATTATTGTAATGAAAATCAATATACGGAGTACTAGCGTACATTTCAATTACACCGTTAAGTGTTCCGCCAGTTTTTGGATAATAATTTGAACTTACATAAAGTTTTGATACAGCTTCGTTATCATATTGTGGTGTTAACCCGTTTAGGATTAATCTACCAGTCATTGTGCCGCCAGCTACCGGAAGCCAAGTTTTCCATGCAGAAATAGTAGATGTTACTGTATTTGCTGTAGTTGCAATTAATGAATCAACATATTGCTTTGGTGTGAATTCATTTGCTAAGGTACATGCAGTACTGTAGCTTCTAAGTATACCAGTCATTGTTGTACCAGTAATTGGCACGTAGGTTGCAGCAGCTTCAGTTGTACTAAATCCAATATTCACCACTGCATTGTTATTATCAAGAGTATATATTTTTCTGTCAGGTAAATTTATTACAATTTCACCTTGCTTTACATCAGAGATAGCAGGCGCTAAACCTGCTGTTGAACTTCGTTTAAATTGAATACTCATCTATTACTCCTGTGGTGGCCATTCTGGAAGTGTAAGAACAGACTTAGCATAAGAAGATAAATCTGGTAGCGGAATATTTGGCCACCCTTCAGCTTTAGGCCATTTAGCTAATAGAACGCTATCTTGAATTAACATATCCTTATCTGATTGTTCTACCAATTCATCTTTATACGTTGCAGCAGGAAGAAGAAAAACATCAATTTTTCTTCGTAAAGCATTTCGTATTTGGATAGCTTCAGCTTCTAAATCTCTAACAACTTCTTTAATAGAAATTTCATTATTAACTAATTCAATGTTAGAAATATGGTATTGAATATCAGACTCAATTACAGTTTCGCTTCTTATTGCATGATCTTCTAGATTTGTTTCGTAGTCAGAATGAGCGATACATCTTCCATCTTTATTAAATATATAAAACATTATTTTATTCCTATAACCATATAACCAGCAGTTCCACCATAATCGCCACCTTCGGGGCTCGCTTGCGGATGGGTGTAAACTCTTACATACCCAGTTGAGTTATTTATTGTACAGTATTCTGTTCTTGTATCGTTGTGACCATGAGCATCACCAGATGCAAAACGATGGTTTTGCTGCCACGGCCATACAGATGTATAACATTGCGATCTTGAATAACCAGAAGGAACAGGAGTATACCCACCATCGCCAACTGTTCCTAAAAGAATAGCTATATTTACCTTATTATTTGTTAATAATGTTTCAAGCAGGGTGCCTTTGTAGTATGTATTCACATTTAAACTAACAGCACGATCAGATTTTCTTATATGCATAGCATTTACACTATCATTTCTAAAAACTAAATCGCCCCCTGCGATAGAACTAGTTTCATTTTCATAAAACATACCACTATCGCCGTTATCTTCAAACGCATAACCAACACTTGCACTATCACTACTTGGAGTACCACTAGTTGCTCTAAAAACCGCAGCTCTAACTTTACCAGAAGCAGTAACTGTAGCACATGTAACACCACTAGTAGCATTAACATTTCCAGTACTAGTAATATAACCAGCAGTAACAGTTCCGCTTGATGTAAAATTACTAGATGTTTTTACTAAAGAACTTATTAATTCAAGAGTACCTGATGCTGAAGCAATAATTCTAGATGTATAATCAGCGGTACTATTTCCGTAGTGAAAATCAATATATGGTGTAGCAGTGTATAATTCAATAGTACCTTTGCTTAAATTAGTTGAATTTACTGTACTATCAGCTCCAGTAAACACTAAACCGTTAACCATATTAAGGCAAAGAGTGCCATCATTGCGAAATGCTAAAGTACCACCATATGTTGATGTACTTGGATTTTCATAGAAAATACCAGTATCGCCATTGCTGTCGAAACTATACCCAACAGTTGAAGTATCACTACTTGGCGTTCCGCTATTAGCTCTGAATGTAGTTGCTTGCACTTTATTACTCACTGCTACTGCACCAGTAATTGTTGCGGTGCCAGAAGTAACAACATTTCCAGTTACAGTTAAACCACCACTAATAGTTTCGTTTCCTGTAACTATAGTGTTACCAGTAAGATTGATAGTAGTGCTTAAAATTTGTAAGGTGCTTGAACCACTAGCAATAATTCTTGATGTATAATCAGCAGTGCTATTGTTATAATGAAAATCAATATATGGAGTTCCAGACGTAAGTTCTAGATTCCCGCTTATTGTACCACCACTTAATGCAAGAAAAGTGCTATCTGCTTCATCCTTACTAAAACCAATGTTAATAATATTGTTATTATTATCCATGGTATACAACTTTTGATCAGGCATGTTGATAGCTAACTCGCCTTGATACATATTAGTAGCTGTTGGTAATACGCCACTAACTGTGCTTCTTTTAAATTGAATACTCACATTAATGTTCCTTTTGAACTATTTTATAAAGGTATTTAGTATATCATACCTTTTTTAAAAAAACGCAGTTTTTAGAAAAATCTATTTCTGGATAATATCTAATTCCATCTACTTCTATTGTTGTGATACAATCGTAATAAATGTAATTATTATGCCCATTTTGATACAACCATTCACCAACTAGTTGAATTGTTCTATTGTGATCATTTCTATCTGGAATAATTGGTACTAGCATATATTTTCCTTGAAGTTCTTTTCTTACAATATTTATATCAGGACTCAAGGCAAAATATGCTATATTTAATTGTATAATTTTGTTACTGGAGAATTCTTTTGGATATTAATACCCTAATTCAATCAGCATTAACAAATGCTGTGCTACATAATCACCAGTATGTTACAATGGATCATTTTTTGTACTCGCTTTGCACGGATAGCAAGGATACTACAAGAGCAATTAAGCCAATTTTTGAAGATTTAGATGTTAACTTTGACGAATTTATTTCTGATTTAGGCGATTCATTTAAATCAAAAACATTCTTTCCTGTTACTGAAAGAATTGGTGAGCCCAAAATTACTTCAGCTATGCGAACTTTTATTCAAAGTTTAAATAAAATGCATATGCTGAGCCAACTTACTTCATCACCGAACATTACTTCTTCACAATTGATTACTGAGATTTTATATCACCAAACTGAATCAATTTTTGAAAGTATCTTAATTGAAAATTTTGATATTAGTTCTGAAGATATTTTATTGTATATCGAGGAAGAGTCAATGGAAGAAGAAGTTCGTACTGCCAAAGACCCATCAAAAGCATCTCAAAAAACTGGAGCACTAGCAAAATATTGCGATGATCTCACAGCATTAGCAAAAGATGGTAAAATCGGTAAATTAGTTGGACGCGATAAAGAAATTCAAGATATTGCTCAAATTTTGTCACGTAAAACAAAAAATAACATCGCTCTAGTTGGCGAAGCTGGTGTTGGTAAGACGCAAATTGTTGAAGGTTTAGCATTACGAATTTCCAACGGCGAAGTTCCTGCTACATTACTTTCAAAACGAGTTTATTCATTAAATGTTGGTTCAATGCTCGCAGGTGCGAAATATCGTGGTGATTTTGAACAGCGTTTTACTGACTTACTTGATGAAGTTGACAGCAATACTGTTTTGTTTATTGATGAAATGCACACTATGATGGGCACTGGGGCCGGCGCTGATGGTGTTCTTGATTTAGCTAACATGCTAAAACCAAAATTGTCGCGTGGCGAATTGTCTGTTATTGGTGCAACAACGTACGATGAATATCGTAATCACTTTGAAAAAGATCAAGCGTTGTCTCGACGTTTTATGAAAGTTGATGTCAAAGAGCCTACTGCTCAAGAAACTAAGAAAATCTTGCAAGGCATTAAACCATCTTACGAAAAACACCATAACGTAAAATATTCAAAAGATGCAATTGATGCAATTATGGATTTAAGTGCTAAATTTGTTCATAACAAATACTGGCCCGACAAAGCAATTGACTTACTTGATGCTGCGGCAGCTCGTAATTCAGTACAGGAAGTTCCATTAAAAACAATTACATCAAAAGAAATTGAATATGAAGTGTCTCGCATTGCGAATATTCCACTTGAATCTATTGCAAAAGAAGAAGCTTCAAAAATGAAGGACCTCAAAAAGCTACTCAAACAAAATGTGTTTGGACAGGATGAGGCAGTAGAAACATTATCAGATGCAGTGTATATTTCTCGTGCCGGTTTACGTGGCAAAAATACTACACAAGGCGGGTATTTGTTTGTTGGGCCAAGTGGTGTTGGTAAAACTGAAGTAGCCAAGACTTTATCTAGTACCTTAGGTGTTAAATTATTACGTTTTGATATGTCTGAGTTCATGGAAGCTCATACAGTTTCAAAATTAATTGGCTCACCTCCAGGTTATGTTGGTTCTGATAGTTCAAATGGTAAATTAATTGACGAACTAGTGAAATATCCTGATTGCGTATTATTGCTGGACGAAGTTGAAAAAGCACACCCAGATATTTTTAACGTGTTTTTGCAAGTCCTTGACGAAGGTACAATTAGTAGTTCAACGGGTAAATCAGTAAATTTAAATAACGTCACAGTAATCATGACAACCAATTTAGGTTCTCGTAAATCTAATGTGCAAAGCATTGGTTTTAATGTTGATAAGACTGATGATGGTATTAGTACTGAAGTTAAGAAATTCTTTAGACCGGAATTCTTAAATCGTTTAGATGGTATTGTGCGTTTTGGTGAGCTTGATGATACTATTCTCACTCAAGTTACTAAAAAGTTCATTGCTGAAGTTAACGATACTATTAAGCAGAATAAAGTTAAGATTAAACTTAATGCAAAAGCAATCGAATGGATTGTTGCTAATAGTAAAGAACCTGGCATGGGTGCTCGTCCGTTAAAACGCACGATTAATGAGCAAATCAAAAAACCACTAGCACAAGAAATGTTATTTGGTGCGTTAACTCAAGGTGGCGTTGCTGAATTTATTGTAGTTGATAACAAATTACAATTGCAGCAAGAAGTACTAGAAGAAAAAGGCGCATAAGCGCCTTTTATTTGACCTGCCAAAGAGAATAACTTCCTCCGCTTTCCATACCACGTTTATACGTTTTTAATGTATCAAACGTGGTATATTCTTGCAATGATCCGTATTCAGATTCTGTATGTTTTAGGACTCCTGCACTATCGCTTGGGTAATTTAATGTATTAGAATAAATTCTTATTTCATTTAATGCAACAGTACATCCGTAGGTAAAAACTCCTACATAAAAAGGCCCAGCATAAGTACTATCAGTAACTGAATTATCTAATTTTATTCCATTTATATACGCACTAAATACTCCCACACTATCCCTAACTACCCTAAAAGTGTATATATTACCCGTACTCAAAGATGTAGAAGAACTAAAATACCCAATTACATATTCAGTTCCTGTTGTATAGCTAGAAAATTTAAAACCGTTATCAATATTTACAATACGATACCCAGTAGCAGCAGTTAAAGAAGTACTCAAAAAAAACCCAAAATGTTTTCTTACTGAATTATCAGCAATAAAATTAAAATCGCCTTCAATTGCAAATAATGATGAAGTTCCGTCAATTGTTCCGGTTCTTGTATAAGCAGTAATCGCTCCTACTAATGCAGTATTAGTAAACAATAACGATTCAGAACCACTGTCCCAACTTATTGTTCCGCTTGATTCTATTGTAGTATAATCAGTTCCTGCTATTTGATCATCAGTAAACGATTCAGAAAGACTTGGTGTAGCTGAGCCACCTAGTGCAATACTAGGTGCTCCATAAACTCCAGTAGTACTAACATTATTCAAATCAGTGTTTTCAGGTAAATCAGTAATTGTAACTATTGAATCAGTATCAATACTTCTTCCACCTGGTGTTCCTAGTGTTCCTACGTTCAAAATCCCAGCCATTATGTAAAATCCTTAAAATATTTGATATTAATTATTTACTGATTAGCTCTCTGCGATATTACCTTCTAACACCCATTCATCAGTAGCTCGCTGATGTATCGTTGCCGATGCATACTGCGCTGCGATATTTGCAGTTGCGTGTGGGTTTAATAATGTTACGCCTGCATCTCCTGCTATTGTTGTTATACCAGCACCAAGTTGTCTAATAATAATTACTGAACCGATTGGAAAAGCAACTGCTGAATTTAAAGGTATAGTAACAGTATTAGCACTAGCATTATCCATTTCAACTACTAAAGATGATGTATAATCAGTTAACGCTAATGTGTATGTTGTTCCAGTTTGGGTATTTAATCCCATATTGTTTGGAGCTATATGTGCATCAATTGCAGTACTAACAAATTCAGTAGTAGCAACCTTAGTACTGTTATCGCCTTCAGTTGGTGTAGTACAACTTATAGTACCTGTAACTTGTAGCATATTACCTGAACTATCATCACCTGTAGCACCAATTACAGTTACATCTGTTGTTCTTCCTAGAGCTACTGTATTTGAAGTAGTCACTACTGAGTTTGCACCAATAGCTGTTGCATATGATAGAACTCCTGATGGTCCACTATTATAACCAATTGATGAACAATAAGATCCAGAACTTACATTATACAATGAACGATAACCAATCCCAGTGTTTCCTGCTCCAGTAACATAATATTGTGATTGATAGCCAATAGCTGTATTATATGAGGCAGTCCCAACAGAATACATAACTTGATCGCCAATTCCTACATTAAAAGTACCTGTAGTATTGTTATATAATGTTTGATAACCCATACCTAAATTTGATGATACTGTATTATTTGATAGTACTTGGTAACCAATAGCTGTATTATAGCTACCAGTTGAATTTATAGAATTAGCACTACCACCAATACTGATATTATAATATCCTGTAGTAGTATTATTATTAGATGATGGGCCTATACCAATATTATAAGAACCAGTTGTATTATTCACACATGCTTGATAACCAATAGCAGTATTATATGTACCAGTATTATTTGTTAATGCTAAATGACCAATAGCTGTATTATAGCTACCAGTTGAATTAGCATATAGAGTTTTAAACCCAACTGAAGTATTATTATTAGCAGTTGTGTAACCATATTGAGATTGGTATCCAATTGCAGTATTAAAGTTACCAGTATTATTCGCAGAAGAGCTACTTCCCTGTAGTGAAAATGATCCAATTGATGTATTATAATTTGTCCAAGAAGTACTGGTGCTATTTGCATAATACTGTGAGAAGTATCCAATAGCTGTTCCGTACGATCCTGTACTATTTGAATATAACGCATCTCTACCGGTTGCTGTATTATATGAACCAGTTGTATTATTGTGTAACGTGCCTTGCCCCATTCCGGTATTACTCGCACCAGTGGTATTATATATTAATGATACTGTACCATAAGACGAATTATTTGATCCAGACGTGTTATATTGTAATGAAGAATATCCATTTGCTGTATTATATGTTCCAACACTGTTATCTTTTAGTGAATAATATCCAGTTGATGTATTATAATTGCCACTGGTATTTGACATTAATGCTTGCAGACCAATAGCAGTATTCTTATTTCCACTGGTATTTGAATACAATGTTTGAAAGCCAATAGCAGTGTTCTCAGTACCAGTATTAGCTGATGGTGTAGTACCTCCAGATAGCGATTGCGCTCCAATAGATGTATTATATGAAGAAATAGCAGTTCCAGTACTATTAGCATAGTATTGTGATTGATAACCAACAGCTACAATATACGATCCTGCAACGTTCGTGTTCGCTGAACCTGATCCAATAGTAACATTACTTGATCCTACTGTGCTATCTTTACTCGAGTTAAGCCCTATTGCGACATTATTATTACCAGTAGTATTTCCGTAGAGAGCATTAGCACCAATAGCAACAGATAAGCCGCCAGTGGTAGTACTGTACAATGCTGATTTACCAATTGCAACATTACTCGATCCTGTAGTATTTGCAACCATCGTTTGAAAGCCAATTGCAGTATTAGCAGTACCAGTATTAGCCGATGCTGTAGTACTACCCATCAATGACTGATAACCAATACTAATATTATTATTATCCCAAGCAGTTCCGGTACTATTAGCATAGTATTGCGATTGGGTACCAATAGCTATAGATTTTGATCCTGTAACGTTTGAATATAATGATCCTACACCTAAACTAATATTATCTGAGCCAACAGTTGTTAAACGTAAAGAACTATTTCCTACGCCTATATTGTTAGTGCCTGAAGTAAGAGTGATTAATTCTGAGTCAGTTCCTTTGTAGTTATGATTAGCGTCTAATAACAAAACGCTACTAATTACCGTCTTCCATGCTAAATCATAATTACTTGCTGAATTCTTTGCTAGTACTTGAGATGTTACCCCACCACTTGGCATTAATCTAGTATTAAAATCGTCTGTTTGAATTGTATAACCACTTCCTGTGATTAATTGACTAAGTGTAAGTGTACTACTCATAAATTGTCCTCGTATCCTAAAATATCAATATATCCTGTACCACTAGATGTTGATAATGCTATTCCGTAAGTTTGCGATGCATTATAAGTACTAATTAGAGTTGCAGACCAAGCCGCACTTGTAATTGCAGGACTACTAGATAATCCTTCATAAAATAAACACATAGTAGTTGAAGTATTTGATCTTATAACAAATCTTGATTTTGAAGCAGATGTTGGAATAACGCTAATTGTTGAAAATGATGCATATGTTGTTGTTGTACTTGATGCTATATTATATGAAGTACCGTATGTACTACCTGATATAGTATAATTAACCCATGATCCTTCTTGTAGAAATGATCTAAACAAAGTGCTAGATGTTGAGTATACTGAACCAACTCTTGCATAATAAGTATATCCGTTTGGTAAAGACGGTGCAGTTGAACTTAATGATAAAATTCCGCTAACAGTTTGAGCAATACTATCGTATATAACATACGCATAATACCAATATCCACTAGTAACCGTTCCTGTATCTAAACCGTTCGCTCCTGAGTTACTACCATTAATTGTAATAGACATATCTCTAAGAATAATACAATTATAATCAGCATCAGCAACAACAAAAGATTCAGCTGTATATGAACAGCTTAAATCCGTACCAGGAGCATTCCCTTCTAATTTGTGATATTGACTTCTGTATAAAAATTTTGGTATATCACTAACATTAACTGATACGCTTTGAGAAGAGTTTTGCAGCGTATCAACTCTTAAAGTACTTGCCATTTTATACTATCGCCCATGCTGAACCATCAGGTATAGTAACAACAACCCCATCAGAAATTGTAATAGGCCCAGCTGACATTGCATTCATTCCTGTAGTTACTGTATAATCAGCAGTTATAGTTTGTGAATTTTCATAAACACAACCACTAGCAACTGTACTCACATTTCCACCGCCTGTACTTGCTTCTTGTAATGATGCAACTCCATTAGCTAACTGAATAAAGCCAGTACTTTGTGTGTCAAGAGCACTTATTGATGTTAATATATCACTTAGTGCTTGTAATGCATCAGTAATTCCATAACCACTTAATGTACTCGGGGTTGAAGTAATGTACTCGGGGTTGAAGTAATTGAGCTCCAATCAGGAGTAATTGTTACTTCAGTTCCTGTACTTGTAATACGTCCTTTTTCATCTACTGTAATAGGTGTAATAGAAGTACTTGAGTTGTTGTATGTGCCAGAAACAACACCAGTTGAAGCTAATGTAAGAGTAATAGCAGTAGTACCTGTACCAGATCCATCACCGCTTACAGTAATTGTTTGGTTTCCTGTTAGATATGTATTAGTATCTAAAGATGCTACACCGTTAGTTAATTTAACTAGACCAGTTGAGGCATTGCTTAATGATGATATAGTTGTTAAATTATCATTTAATCCTTGAGCATCAGTAATTCCATAACCACTTAATGTACTCGGAGTTGAAGTAATTGAGCTCCAATCAGGAGTAATTGTTACTTCAGTTCCTGTACTTGTAATACGTCCTTTTTCATCTACTGTAATAGGTGTAATAGAAGTACTTGAGTTGTTGTATGTGCCAGAAACAACACCAGTTTGTGCTAAGGTAACTGATAATTGACCAAGATTTAAAGCAGTACTAACTGATGTTAAATCGCCGATTATTTGAAATTCTTGAGTATATGGTAATTGTTTTACATTATCAACAGAATCTAAACCAACATCTAATGCTGTAATTACAACATCACCAGTTCTGTTTTGAACAGTTTGTACTGGTGCTGCCGCGCTCGCTCTTACATCAGTGTAATATAGATTAGTACTTCCCTCACTAACATCATCAGTACTAAGCACTACATCACCAGTCTTAGAATTTACTGATAAAACTTCACCAGCTGCTCCGTCTAATTTATCCCACGTGCTGCCATCAAATATAATTACATCATTTATTCTCCAATCAGTAATACCATCAATTACTGTAGAACCAGCAACTGAAACTTTATAGTACCAACCTTTTGTACCAACAGAACTTTCTAATGTTGGTGTGTTAGTACTTGCATCCCAAACACCTTGATACACAACTGCACCAACTAATGAAGATGGCATTTGTGAAGTTGTTAATTTACCTGAACTATCAAGTGTTGCAATACCGTCAGCTACACCAATTAAGGCACTACTAACAGCATCAGTAATTCCATAACCACTTAATGTACTCGGGGTTGAATGTACTCGGGGTTGAAGTAATTGAGCTCCAATCAGGAGTAATTGTTACTTCAGTTCCTGTACTTGTAATACGTCCTTTTTCATCTACTGTAATAGGTGTAATAGAAGTACTTGAGTTGTTGTATGTGCCAGAAACAACACCAGACGCTGAGAATACACTATTGATTACTAAATCTTGTGAACCATCAAATGCTATAGTTGCATTAATATCACCTTGTAGTAATACTGTTCTTGATGTTTCTAATTTAGAAGCAGTTGAACTATTACCTATTAAATTTGCGGTTATTGTACTGGCTGAAAAATTACCACTAGCATCTCTAAGAACCAAGGTACTAATTGTATTAGTAAATGTTGCTGTTTCTAATAATGCGTGAGTATGCCCTAACGGTGAATATAATAAATCTGTTCCAGATTTTATCAAATACCCACTATCATTGATTAATAACGAAATATTATCATTAGGTTGTAATGCGGTATCAGCTGTTGCACCTTGAGCAGCAGTAGCATAATCTATATCAGATTGAGATTTTAATGCGTACCCACTATCATTGATTAATAACGAAATATTATCATTAGGTTGTAATGCGGTATCAGCTGTTGCACCTTGAGCAGCAGTAGCAAAATAAGATACATCTTCAGATGCTGCAGAACCTAGAATAGTGGAGACATTATTTAATTGCGATAACGTAACTGCATCATCTAAATCAACTGCATCAGCTATTTTTACTCTTGTTAGTTCACTTGAAGAATTTTGTATTTTTAAATTATTTGAAACTGAAGATAATTTGATACCATTCTTACCAATAAGAATAGTACTTTTCATTGTACCTTCAAAATTACCAAAAAATGCCATTTATTATTTCCTCTTAGAAGTTAATTAATACTTGGCTTATTTTGCCAACTGAATTTGTATCAGATGAAGTAATAGGCTGTAATGCGCTATTCTTTAAATAATCACGTTGAATAAGTACTTTAACGAAAGTAAAATTACCAACAAATGTTTGACAAAACGTTTCAGATGTTTGGTATCCATAAATCCCGGTACTTGCTTTTAGTTTGTCCTTTTCAAGAGGAAATTCTAAATATTCAGTTCCGTTATCTGGATCTAAATAAATCGGAAACCATCCATTATTAGTATCTGCGTCAGAAATTGTATTTTCTAGAGTTGCGTAGATAAAAAATCTACCAACAAAATTATTGCATGTAAGTGATACGGTATGTAATGGAGGGTTCTTACCATAAAATCCCGCTGCTTTAACTGGTGTTCCAAAAATATTCCATGTAGTTCCAGTATCAGATAAAATTTGAGTTGATAAAATCATTTTACTCTCCAAGTAGTTTTATATATTTATCTAAGTTATGATAAATATTGGTATAGACTTATTTTCAGGAAACTACTATGGCAATTACCTCTATTTCCAGCACCAAACAAAATAACACATACATCATAAACAAGAGTAAATTAGTTGATAGTGTTGGCAACCTAACCGCTCTTGATGTTGATACAGTTGAAACTGATGTTCAAAGTACTGCTAACGTTGGGTACGTAACTGAAACCTATGATAAAGTAAGATCGAAATCGTATGTACATGCAATATGTGATTTATCAATATATAATTTTGCTGATTTAGTTCAAACTACTAATTTTGTATTTGATGATGTTATAGTTCCTATAAATGCAAGAATTTTATGCATTAATGATTCTTCAGGGTATAATAATGGAATTTGGACAGTTCAAGATATAAACGGAACATTTTCATTGACTAGACCAACTGACTATAATATAGCAGGTGATGTAATGGGTTCTGATGTTTTTGTTGCTTTTGGGACTGAATACGCAAAATCATTATGGATTAGTAGCACTGATGAAACTATTTCTTCGGCTGTTATAGGAACATTTCCTATTAGTGTTAACTTTTTAATCGATACTAGTCATGTTTATGTTCAAGCATCTGAAATTTCAGAAGCTCAATATTATCATACTGTACAATTAGCTCCATCATTGGGTAGCACTACTGGTTTAGGGATTAATTCATCTGCTAAAATAAAATCAATTACAATAAGTACATCAAATATTAATTCTATATCAGACTTGTCGATAGTTGGCGATAAAACATATGTAGCATCTTCTGATATCGATTGTTCAATTAGTACTGATTTTGTATATGCGATTAATAGTACTACTGCATGTGGTTCATTATCTTTAAATTTAGCAAATCCTGAATTGTTTACAGATGGGACACTTACAATTAAATTAGAATACACATTATAATAAGGAATCAATATGTTTAGAATGTATTCAGGCGTAAAGGATGATGAATATAATTTAATGGATTCTTTATGTGAAGAACAATTTTTAATTGGTGGCGTTACTGGGTGGTTATATGCGTATATGGGCCCGAAAGGAAATTCTGGTTCAACTGATGCAACCCTACCAGATTATGACGCACTAGGAAGCACCGCATCTGATATTGGCAATTTAATTTTTATGGAATCGCCAAATAGAAAATACAGTGTAGATGCTATTTCATTGCCTATGGTTTACCAAGTTAAAGATGCTAATATGGACATTCAAATACCAGGTTTATTTTTATTTGATACAATGGATATAACTGTTCCGTATAATCTAATGATCAAAACTGTTGGTAGAAAAATAATGTCAGGTGATGTTATTGAATTAGCAAATTTAAGAGATACAGATTTACTTGATGATCCTAGAGGTGTTAATAGATTCTATGTTGTACAAGATGCATTTAAAGCAGCTGAAGGATACAGCCACACGTGGTTTAGCCATATTTGGAAAATGCGAGTAGTTCCATTAACTGATAGCCCTGAGTTTAAAGATATTCTTGGCTCTAGTGAAAATGATTCAGATTTAGCTAGTTATATCAGTACTCAACAAAAAGAACTAAAAATAATGGATTTAATAGTGCAACAAGCTGATTCAGAAGTTCCATATATACACTGGGATAACGAACATATTTACGATCCGCTGATGTTTAATCAGGATGTTCCTGCTACATCATACGAATATCCAACTAATCCTATAAGTGGCATGTTATTCATCAAGAAAACAAAACCAGAGCTTTATGAATATATAAATTCATCATGGAGTCTAGTTGAATTACCAATTTATAATAATCAAACAATCCCTTCTACTGCTTCAGAAGATGATTTATGTTGGTGCGCGGGGTTTAATTCAAAAGAAGATTACACGTTACTTCAATTTTCAAATTTAACATGGAATACAGTAACAGTTGATCAAGGATACGAACTTCCTTCTCAAGAAACACCAACATCATATTTCGTATTATACTATAACGATTCTGATGTTATGCAATATACTGATGGAACATGGACTACGGTATATAACGTTCATGCACCATATGCAGTAACTAATAAAAGAAATATACAAGATATGAGAGAAACTTTACCAGAGATTTCAACTATAGAAAAAGGAACTCAATTCCCTCAAACACCATTAGATGGAATGTGGTTTATGCGTACTGATATGGTTCCAGCTATACTATGGAAATATGAAAATAATAAATGGAGAAAATTCGACTACGGCGGAAGACAGCCATGGACTGGTACTGATGCATACAGAGCTTCGTTTGTTAATAATACTGATACATATACTGATAGTTCAGGTAACACTATTAATTCAAGACAAGGTTCTTCTAGTACATTAAAATCAAATGGGTTACTAGGGAGTGAATAATGAAAGTTAAATATTTTTATGATGGTCAAATGCAAAGAGTTATTAAACACCTGATAAGGGTGTTTAGTAATTTCCAGGTGCAAGACGGAAATGATGAAACAACAGGTGAGCCTACATATAGAAGAGTCCCTTGTAGATACGGTGATATATCCAAACAGAGTGCATATTCTCTAAAAAGCAACTCTGAAAACATTCTCAATTCTGCCCCTATTATGGTAATTAATATTGATAGCTTAAATATGAGCAGAGAGAATGTAAGAGGACCAGTTGCTGAGAATATGGTTCAGGGTATAAATTCGCAAGATGAAAATGGGAATTATACCAATAATTTAGAAGGTTATTACGAAGTTGAACGTTTAAATCCAATTCCTTGGGATATAGAATTTAGTGTTAATATCTGGGTTACTAACCAAACAAATAAATTTGAATTATTTGAGCAAATTGCAACTCTATTCGCTCCAGCAGTTCCGTTCCAATTATCAACAAATCCAAACGATTGGTCATCGATGAACTATATTGAGTTAACTGATTATAATCTATCGTCTAGAGCTTGGCCAGCAGGAAGTGATAATATTGATCTTGATATAAGCACATTTAAGTTTAAAACGATGATTTGGCTTACAATACCAAATAAGGTTTCAAGAGCTAGGATAATTCATGAAATTGTTACTGATTTAAAAACACCTGGTTTAGATGATATGCAAGTTCCTGATTTGGGGAAATGGGATCATATGTATGATGTATTTACACCCGGTAATCATAAAATAAAATTAGTTCAAAAAAGCACAACTGAATATGATTGTATTCTTATACCAAAATACTTATCCCAAGGTAACAAAATTGTAAGCTGGGATACATTAATACAATATTATTCAGTTCACTATAATTCATTAAGTTTATCGTTATTATCTTTAATTGAGGATTCAAGTCCAATTTTAGGGGATATTAGCAATATATCAAATAATGTTTGTACTTTAACTCTCAATTCATTACCTCAAACAACATATACCTTAGTAAATTATATGATTAATAACTCTTTTGATTTTATATCTACTATTGAATCAGTAACATCAGCTACATTTGTTAATACTGGTGATGAGTTTGACGTTGATGGAACAACTTTTGATAATACAAAATTGTTAACGTACACTAATGGAGAATATTTCTTTACTACTATTCCAGAAGATGCAATTTCGTTTATAAGTAACATGAATGCGGTTTATAAATATAATAAAGAAACGAACTGGACACCTGTTATAAAGGAAATTTACAATGAAGGATTTTGGAATTTGAATTTCTTATAATATGTCCTAAGGATATATAATGCAAACAGCAGTAGGCGCGATAATAATTTCAAAATCATCAAAACGAATTCTTCTTAACAAGCGTTCAAGTAAAGCTACATACTCAAATTATTGGGGATTTGTTGGCGGAAAAGTTGAAGATAAAGAAGAACGAATTGCAGCATTGTATAGAGAATTATTTGAGGAAATAAATTTAGAGAAAGACATGATAGAGGAAATA